AATAGACAAACACTTTTAAAAGGTGTATAATAATATTAAAGATAAGGAAGTAAAAACCTTATAAAGTCAATAGACTTATGAACCTTGACAATAAAATATAGGACTGTATCTATACATATACAAGGGAATTTTTTAAGCCGAAGTGCTCAAATGAAAAGCGGTTACTTTGTATAAATGAAAACGACTAAGGAGCAAGTTAGGAAGGTCAGGAGGTCTGAAACAAGTTTTTATTTTTTGACGATGCACTCAAAAAGTTTACAAATGCAACAAATAAATAAATGTAACATATTACAACAGCAGCAAATGCGATAATGTAATAATTTACATTTAACATACATCTGTTAATACTTTGTAAAATATCGGGTATTGCTCCGCATGTAAAGCCTGTTTTCAATGTTTTTAAGTGTATCAATGAGAAAATAAAAACAAAGGTAAAGATAAGAAAGGAAGTAGTTAAAATGCTAAAAATATTTATATCAAATCTAAAAGAATACAACAACGGAAAAATCATCGGTGAGTGGGTAAGCTTGCCTTGTGAGGATATTGAAGAAGTCCTTGAGAAGATAAGCAACAGTGGTAAAGATGAGTTATTTATATCTGATTATGAAACAGATATAAACGGTTTAAAAGTTGCCGAATATGAGGACAGTCTGCAACTTAACGAAATTGCAGAAGAAATTGAAGAAATGCGTGAAGATGAGTTAATCGCATTTCAAGCATACTTGGAGCAGTATGCAAACAATATGGAACAAGCACTGGAAGAAGTACGTCAAGGCAATTATAGAATTTATTATAATTGCGACAATATGGAAGATGTCGCATATCAAGTTGTTAATGATTGCGGACTACTTGACGGAGTACCTGAAGAAGTCAAAATATATTTTGACTATGAAGCATACGGACGTGACTTGGATATTAATAGAACATTTATTCAAATTGATAATAGTTTTGTAGAATTATATTAATAAGGAGGGTTTTAATAATGACAACATATAATTTTAACTTATCAAATTATCACCTAAGCGAAAACACTTGTAGAATTGCAAATTTAAACTTTATAGAAGAAACCACGAACAGAAACGGCGAGTATATGTTACGTGGTCTTTGGGCATCAGATTTATGTTATCAATTTGCGAAGAAGTGTAAGTTTACTTTGGTTCAGGTGGACGGATACAGTGCTTATGCTTATTCAGATGAGCAAATGGCAATATTTACATATTGTGAAAGGGATATAACATTGACACCTTATACAAATAAAGAAGATTACGAAAAAGCAAAGGAGAATACAATTAAATTTTATAAAGAGGAGTATTAATATAAGAAGTTGTTTCGGCAACTATAAACAGGATTTTAAGCCGGAAGCGTTCAGGCGGTGCAATAGTGCCGCTTGAGGTAATCAAACAATGAAAGGAAGTATATAAAATGAAATTCAGTATAGAGAAAAAATATTGCATTATCCTTAATGTGATGTATGATTCGGAATTTGTAACAGTGAATGTTAAAGGTGAAACAATAGAGGAATTATATAAAAATTTTAATGCAATATATAAAAATCCGTATTGTATAAGCGTAAATGTGTTTTGTATAACAAAAAATAATAAAATAATTGCAGATTATAGACAGGATGAGAAACATATTCTTATAACAAGAGAAAACAGTTATAATTTAATATGGAGTGTTTTATTAAACGCAAGTTTGGAAGACACGACAGAGGAGGAATCTAAAAAGTATGTATTGCGTTTTTATCGTCTTGAATATCAAAGCAAAAAGGCACTTAAAAAGGATACAAAGCTACAACAAAAGATTGATAACTGGGTTAATGATGCGGACTATAACGCAATCAGGGAACAAAGCTATAATAGCAAGGAAGAAGCTATAGAAGAGCTTAGAAAGTATCATACATACATAACGCAAAGCCACGCTTTAAACAAAAGCAAACAGCATTATTATTATGTTAATGGAGTGGTACTATTTGAAGAAGGCAAAGAGGAGGATGTAATAATTGATTATTCACGCTTTTATATTGGTGCTTATGGCTCAAATAATATGCTACTTACTGACTATATGGGCAGTGTAAAAGATGCTTTTGATTACCTCCGAGAAATGTCAGACGCTTATATAACATTTGAATAATAACGAGGTAAAAGACGATGAAATCACTTAAAACATACTTAATAAGCTGTATTATTGACATATTCAATATATTTGATTATATTGAATCAAAAATGCAGTAACAGCACTATTAATAAATAGTTCAAGGGTACTATATAGAAATATATAGTGCCTTTTATAGTGTTTATTAATAGGACATTATAAATTATAAAGGAGGTTATAAAACTATGAGAAGTAGAGTATACAAGAGGAACAAACACGCACGAAAGGCAGATTTTAACGTTTGGAAGGCGGTAAGCATTGCGTTATTTATTGCGTTAGTTTGTGCAATGAATACGATATATAACGGCGCTGTAATGGTAAATATTTAGATTTTAGAACGGAGGTTTTAATTATGTATGTATTAACACAACACGAAAAAATGACGGCTTACAAGGCTTTAAGGCTGGCAGGAATTGAGCCAACAGAATCGAACATGAATAGATACATAGAGTGCGAGTACCTCTCTTTTGAGGTAAAAACGGATGGAAAATATTACTGTTGTTATAATGACGGATTACAGAGTATATCCGTTGAAGTATCAACTTTGAAAACAAATTAATTAATAATATTGAGAGAAAAGGAGAATAAAATCATGTGCAGAAGTTTTGAAGTTATAAGTGGAAAGAAGAACAAGGGAGATAAAGGACTATTAAAGGGATTGACAAAAATGTATCGTGATGCGAAATATAGTGTTGCAATTATTCCGATACCGGTTGAACTGTTGGAGATTGACACAAGGTATCAGACGGAGGTTAGAACAGATAGAAGTCTAATGTACCTTGTGAATAACTGGGATGAGAACAAATTGTTACCTTTGATCGGTGTTCCGCACTGGGAAGAAGGCAAAGTATACCTTGTAGACGGTTACGGTCGATGGGTGGCAAGTCAGATGGTAGACAAAGAAAAATACACTGATTTACAAGTGTTGTTAATTCTCAATGCACCAAACAACGCAGAAGATCGGCTTGAATTTGAAGCCGAGATGTATGCTTATCAAAATAAACAAGTTGCAAGAATGACGGCGATCCAAAAGCATGGTGCGATGGTTGTATTACACGACAAAGCAACAGAACGACTTGAAAAGCTAAAAGAAAAGTATGGATTTGAGTATGCGTCTTGTAAGGGCAATAGAAGTGCATCTGTTTTGGGTTCATATTCTGTCACACTTAATATATGCAATATTGACGATGGCAAAGCGGCAGAATTTATATTTGACATCTGCAAGGGTGCAGGATTTGACCGTAAACCAAACGGATATTCAACAGGTGTAATGAAGGTTTTACTGGATATGTACAAGCTATATCCTGAAAATAGAGATAAAGTGCAGAAGTATCTTATTAAGGAACTCAGAAAGATTACACCGTTATTGTTAAAGGCAAGAGGTGTTGCAAAGTATCCATTTTTAGATTATAGACTTGCTATGTCTTTATATGTTGAAGATATGATTGTTGAGAGCTTAGGACTTGAGCAAGCAAGAGAAGTTAAAGAAAATAGTACAAAACTTGTAATGATTAAAAAACGTAAGAATATTGCGTAAATGAACGGAGGGATAATATATGAGTATTTCGCAGATGGACTTGAAACAAAAAGTCCGAGATTATATAAAAAGGGTTGGTATTCCGAAAACGACTTTTTGTAGTCGTATAGGTATCTCACCGAGCTACTTGTATAAATGGTTTAAAGGTGAAAAAGAGTTTTCGGATAGTTTGGTAAGTCGTATAAATAGTTACATAGACAAATTTTAGGAGCGAGGAAGGTGTTATATATGAGAACTTTGGAACATAGAGGGCAGAAGATAATCTGTCAATATATAAATGATAGCTTTTGTCATATTTTAATGGAGAAAAATATTAAGTATGATATTGTGCCGATATTCAGTGAAAAGTATATTGTTTATAAATATGCGATTAATGATACTGTCAAGTATGCAATGGAAGATTTAAAAGGTAGTTATGTTTATATTGTGTTAGAAGTACCGGAGGACAGCTGGGATGCTTTATATAACACTGTACTACATGGAGAACACAAAACATCAAGACTTAAAATGTGCATTAATCAAATATACACTATAATCGACAACGAAATAAAAGATGCACAACTTGCAGAAGGAACTTCGTTATTTGAAATTATGGCTTATCCGCAAAGAGGAAAGTATACACCTAAAGAATGGCAGAGAATAGCTTTATATTTGATTACTTGCGGTTATTGCAAAGAGAATATCGAAATTGATACTAACGGAGTAGATCCTAAATGGATAGAAAAAATTAAGGAGTATATGTAAATGAGTATATCAGATTCAATATATAACAATATGTTAGAGGAGAAGAAACAAGCAGTTTTAAGAAGCGAATATAAGAGTATAAGAGCTTGTCCTCTAAAAGAAGTCAATGGACGTGTTGACAATTACACAGAGGAGCAGGCTAAAACATTGCTGAAAATGATGATATTTGACAGACAATAATTGAATGGAGGTATAAAATGTTAGAAAAGTTAATTGATAAAGCTAAGAACGCAATGAAAGAAGCTTTGGTATATGCAGAAAAAATTACAGATGGTCGCACTATGTCAGAAAAGACAAATATACTCAATGCAAACTATTATATGGCTCAATTTCATGCCTATTTGGAGTTGATAGAGGATATTGACTTAGATACATTTGTAAAACTTAGTGAAGAAACAATGAAGGACGGAGATAGGGTATTGGAACGTATCGGCAGATTGTATTAATTGAAACGACAATTTCAAGAGAAAATAAATGATGATTATTATGAATGATATTGTTGAAGAATTAGATAATATAGCAAATCAGAGATTTTAAGGAATGGAGTGATTAAAATGTTTGATAGGAATGGATTTATGAGTTGGCTTGAAGAAACATTTATAACGAATAGTTTTGGCAGAAATATTGTATCAGAAATTATTGAATATGCTTATGAACACCAAAACGTAAGTTTAGATCAGTTTGCATATTTTGTTAGTGATTTATTACCGGAGGTTGAATTTTTGGAAGTGGCAAGATTTTGTTCAGATGATATGCTGACAGACACTACATTAGTATTGTTAGAAAGGAAGGACGGTTGATTGATTATGGAATTGCACTTATATTATCTTGATAAAAATTGGAAACAACGTGGAGATTGTGCTCATAATTATAATCTTGTTGTTGATTTAGGCAACAAAACATACAAGATATATGTCAGTCCTTTTTATGGATATGAACGTTCAAGTGATATAGAGGTCAAAAGAAAATCGGATATTATGGATTATATTGAATATTTAAAAGAGAATGGGTTTGTGGATACTGATGAGATTTATTGTGGATAAAATAAGAGTTTCAATAGAAGATAAGAGATTATATATGGAGGTATATGTTGTGGATTATACCATAGATGAAATCAAAAATATTTTAACAAGTAAAAAGTCGCAAATATGTAATTTAGGTATATCGTATACTGTTTTAACAGTAATACAAAATTTATTAGATTATCAAATACCGAAAAATCCTTTGCCAAAGGGAACACATAAAGGCTTCAACAATTACTGTTGTCCATCTTGTAAACATCCACTACCTACAGGGTGTGAAGATTTTCAAATGCCATATTGCGAAAATTGTGGTCAGAAAATTAATTGGAATATGAAATGATGATTTGATTAAGGAGGAAAATAGTATGACATTTAAAGAAATGATTTTTAAAGGATTATGTGATGGAACGGTAAAAATTATTAGCAATCCATATGACGATAGTATTGCTTGTCAAATTGGAAATGTTTGGTTTTACTTTATTGGAAATGAAGATGAATATTTAACACCCGATGAAGTATTTGAAATATATACAAAAGAAGAACTTACAGAACAAATTTATTCGACATTGCAGGATATGGACAAGCATAGCTTTGAAGAAGTTACATATTACAAAGAAGTTTTAGCAGAAAAATACGAAAACCGAGAAGAAGAAACTAATAATATGATTCTGCGAAACAAATTAAAGAAACACAGAGGTCACAAAGTAAGTATTGTGTCGTATGGAGATTGGAATAATCCAGTAGACATATGTTTAGAGTGCGAAGATTGTGGAGAGGTTGTGCTTGATGCTGAAATTTATACTTTGTGTGAAAGAGAAAATAATTAACGAAACAACGATTTCAAGAGGAGGAAAAGAGCATGAATTATACAGTTGAAATAGATAGAAGTGTATCTGCTTTATGTTATTGTTTGGAAAGGCTAAATAATGAAGTAGATAATATTGATGAATGGCGAGTGAGCGTAAATGCCGGCGGTATGAATTATGGAATTTATTTTAATTTTGATATTGAAAATATGGAATTGGAAATTTGTAATCAGCCGGATTATAACGAAGTTTTAAGTCTTGACGAAGTTATAGAAGAAATAAATAAAAATTGTGAATAAATCAAATATGAAAGGGTGAATTGTTATGACAAAAGAAATGATACAATTATTAAATCAACTTGCAGATTTGGCAGATGAAGCAAGTGAAACAATATTTGATGACGGTAAAAAGAATGGAACAGGCGGAATATTAAAGCTATGTGATAAGCTGACAATGAAGATTGACGAGTATTTAGGTAATTGATTGAGAGGTAATAATTGTGGGTGAGAATATTATAAATGCGACATTCGTTTCTGTTTGGGACGGCGGAATAGCAATAGAAACGGAATGTAAAATCAATACGAATACACGAGAAGTATTTGATATTATTTCAGTGGAGGCAGACGTTGATGTATTTGAACGTCAATATGTTGTTATTGATGGACAAGAATATGACGTTGTATGTGTAGACGAGTCGGGCGAAGTAGGAGAGCGGGAGTATTGGTTTAGATAGAAGCAAGGTGAGTACTATGCAAGAAATGA